GATTGGTTTGAAAGCCATCTCTGGAGGGTAAACAATTGGGGGGAAGTGGGGCATGCCAGCTCGAACAAACCCGGCAATGATCGCGGCGTGTCCTGGCGGCAGGCGCTCTGTTGGCAAACCTACAGCACTAGAAACAGCAATGTTACTCGCGACCATACCAGGAGTGATGGGAACCTTAGCCACTCTCGCAACCGCCTCAACCGCGTCGAACTGCGACTTAGGAAGTGTGACTGCGTTGTGTTGCCCAACAACAGCAACGCTGCGCTTTATGCACTCTTTAGTAATCACGTCAAGGACAACGTGATCACCGAACACTGGCTTGAACCTGCTGAGTGGCTTGCCCTCAAGAACCCAGCTGGTAGGTACAAAAGCGTACGAATCAAATGCTCCGATGACAGTGAGCATGATTATCGCGTGGTGGTCGTCCACATACTTCTTGTCAATGTGGTACGCCACGACCCTCTTCTCAATGAGACCAGCCGTCTCTACGAGGAAAGTGTCGCCTGAGTAGTCCCAAATGTGGTGGGTAAATTCACCACCCCCACTAACCCTGTAATGGACCTTACCATCTTCAAGGAAACGGAACGTGTACTCTCCCTCACTCTTCGCAGCTGCAGTTGGCAACAACGTGCATACGAAATACGTGCCGGGATAATATGCCAACAAGTGAGGCATGTCGATGTAGTGATCCACATCTACCAACACTGCTGCTTGGGTACTGGGGTCGAAGTGGAACTCCTTCGGCGGGACAGCCAGATCCTTAGCCCAGTAGAAAGATCGGTCCCCATCTCTCCCTTTACGGTTATCGGAGAGAGATTGCTGGATGAGATAAGGCTCAAGTCCAAGCGTGAGAGCGATCGTTGAAGATGTTGTAACGCCGCAATTGCGGTCTGCAGCGCTGTTGCCATGAGAGTGATTCTCAATAGCTTTGGTTCTAACCAGAGGGGCCTCGCGGAACACCTCTCTCTGTTGGCTCGAACTAAGCTTCCCAGACACAAGCGTCTTGGCGATAAACTTAGTTGCAAGTGCCGCACCAATGGGCGACTTGTTGTTCAACCAAACAGTGTTGAACAACGCGGTGAACAATTTAACCAATGCCACCGCCCCAGCCGTGCCGACCAAGGGCACGATTGGGATGTAGTAATCCCGCCCAAACAGCGTGAACATCCTAATGGGACGATGTCCTGCCGCTTGACGGTATCGTGCTGAAATCATAAGCACGACAAGGGCCAACAGACGTTGGGGCCAGAGTGATGGTGCTTTGGGTCCTACTTTGTATTCGAACGTAGTTTGCACCCCCGGCTGGACCGTCAATGTTGACTGATTACCTTTCATAGTTTTATAGGTCTTCAACAAGAAAGCGGAGATGGTTATTATCTGCCCCAAACTCAACGACTGAGCATAGTGGATGGCCTGACCGGCATAGGTCCCGTACCGGCGTTGGGCTTGCCACAGGGTGACGCGGTTGTACAATGGTCCAACAAGCGCCACCGGGTTGATGGCAGTCCCAATCTTTTGAATCATTCCGTTGAACAAAACGTTCATGATGATGATAGATCCTCTTAAAC